AAAACCTGTACAACATATTGTACGGCTTACCCGCGAAGAATGGAGTAGAAGTAAGATCACCTGAAACAGTTCCGGCAGAAGAAGACGTACGAGTGAAGGGTGTGTTGTGACCGTTCTTCGTATATATAGCTACATCAGTAGGATCATAAGGGAAACCGCTTATAGTAGTAGTCTTAGCAGCCGCATCGTAGCTAGTAGTTAAATCAGCTCCATCTACCTTACTATCAAGATACAAAGTATAATCTAAGTCTGTATCCTTTAAGCCGTCTTCCAAGGTCAAGCTTTCCAAGTGTAAACCGTCAGTGTCAGATGTTATTAAATGCAAGTTACTATCAATAAAGTCAAAGCCTCTAACGTCACGGTCAAACGTAAACTTCATCCAAGCACTCTGTACCTTTTCTTTATTACTCCAGAAGTATTTATAGATGAATAAAGTCTTAGGGTCTTTAGATGTACTTATAACAATAGTATTCTCAGCTTGTGAACCTGCCATCTTTTGTATTTTAGATGTAATATACTTAGGTATCTGTTGAGTGATCTCTTCGCTGTTAAACGTCTCAGTATTGTTATCTACAAAGTATTCATATACACCTTCAAAGTCATTACGTTTAAAAGAGAAGTATATATAATTACCTAGAGCTACAGGTTGTACACCATCTGATATATCGTACTCAGTAACAGGAGATATAGCTACAGTCCTAGGGGATAACACATCCGCACCTCTAAGTACAAACTGTGACCCTTGACTGAATAACATAAGCTTCTCTTGGAATGGTATAGCGTGTTCAAGTATAGCTACCTTTGTGTGGCTTAATCCTACATCTATAGGTGCACTGTCTAGTAGTTGTTGTGTAGTAGTACGGAAGAAGTTAAAGTATTCATCTGCTTCACTAAATACTACATTACTATCTGTGAGGAATCCTAAACGGTTCTTAAAGAAGAATACATCGTTGATTGTATTGTCAGTAAAAGAGGGGAACGGATTCGTAGCTTCATCACCCGACGATCTTGACCCCCAGCCTCTTCCTCTAACATTGTAGTTTTTATTAAAGTCCCAATCGTTAGCTATAGAAACCTCTGTTGTTTCAATCCAGTACTCCCTCCAATCTGCACCCACACCTGGTTCATTAGCTGTATCAGATACATGATCTTCTACTATTTTATATATAGTGCTGTTACTCTTAACAAAGTTCGCTCGTTCATTAGGTGTTTGTAATACAAATGTACCGTCTGATTGCTTTATTAAAACAATAGGCATAGTACTGGGTTCTATTAAATACGGAATACCACTCGCAGCTTCCCCTTTTATTAAAATAGGTTTCCACCCAACTGTTTCTACGTAAGCACCTGATCCAAAATCTTCACGACCTTTAGTTTGAAATCTTACGTAGTAATCATCTTGGTCTATATCTGCATCTCCTCTTACCTTTATCTTAAAGTTGTTATAACAATTCTTAGGTAAATCAGTAATACTATCTATCTCTTTATAAGCTAAACCTAACCCTTGACTCGCTAAACCATCCTCAACCCGAATGTTAAAATCTAAGTTAGAACTTATTTTAATAACAGAACCGTTACGCTCCACTGTGAAATCAGCAGTCCCAACAGTAGTTGTTATATTTGGCATCGTTATGTCTGGGAAATTAGACGGTACAGTATCTCTGTTGTACTCAGTTTTAGTAAGTTTCACAATACCGCTTTCGTGCCTACCAAATAAAGTCCCAAGAGCAGCACCTGAGTTATTTAGTTTCTCTATCTCGTACTTAATAATTTCTAATTCAAATACATCCCCAACTTGAGCTGTTCGATAACCTCTACCTCTTCTACTTAAAATAAAACTACTTATCGAGCCGTTTTCCATTATTAAGCCACCACCAGCAGTTCGGTTTCCGTATAACGTACCACCCGAATCGTATTGTAATATATTAAACTCGTACCTTACTTCTACACTGGACCCAAAAGCACCTAGCATCCCTCGACTATCCAAAAACGTCCTATCCAACCCTGAATCCTTAAACCCTTCTCCTTGATTAACGCTATCTAAAGTAAAACTAGATACGGAGTCAGGAACTGAAGAGTCAGGAAGCCAATCTTCTAAGATTATTAGTAAATCTCTCGCTATATGTTCCGTATCAGCGTGTACTGCTTTATCACTGTTACCGCTAATATAAGTAGCATCTTGACTGTTGTTAGCGGATACGTGATTTGCATCGTGCTCACTATTTTGTAATGTAGACCCTACCCCCACTAAACTGTCGTCTATATAAATACTGTAAGCTTTCTCGTAGTCTCCTATTTTAGGGTAGATTAAAGCTTCGTATCTCGGATTATCAGGGTCCTCTAAGTTCCTGAAGTCTTCAGTCTTATCAATACGATTACGTCTTACCGTCTTCGTCTTATTAACAAGGAATGTATAGTCAGCTACCGTCAAAGCTCGTATGTCTGATAACGGATTACTGATACCGGTAAGATAACTAGTAGCTATAGAAGTTACAGCTACTGATATATTGTTACCAGTATCAAGATCAATAACACCTACTTGTCCTATCGATACACTATTACCTAGAGACACTGTGACACAGTACTTACTCGTCTCATCTCTCTTTACGAAGTGTGTGAATAAGTTAGCACCGGGATCACTATCGCCGATCTTCTTTGTGTATGTAGTAGGTGGACGTTTAACCAAGCCTTCAACTACAGTAGCCCAAGCGTTAATCTGTTCGTCGCACTGACCGGGAAACCGTAAGTTGTCAGGCTGTTGTGATACACCTTGTGCGAGATTCGGAACACTGTTTACTAACAGAGGCATATATCTACTATCTATCTAAAACTCTAAGTACGCTGTAGTGGTCAAATATTGTACGATCAGCGTTCTCGGAGTCGCTGTCTATCGCACGTGCTTTAGCTTCTATCTCATCTCTCAAAGCAAAGCCTTCTATCTCTCTACTGCCTAAGAATCTATTAGCAAAGATACGAGCTGATTTAACTGTTATGTAATGACGGAACTGCTCAGGCATATCTGTAAAGTCCAACTCAAAAGTAATAGAGGCTTTCACCTCTTTCGTCCATACATCCGTGTGTTTCTTTCTGTCGTATAACAAAAGACCACGTTGTACTGGATCGCTGTCTGTATAAATTTCTGGGTCTAAGTCTACTCTTAGCGTATTGCTTGGTAAGTTAATCTTAGACGTTGAAGCATCGGGAGTAAGTGGATACTCGTGCTCTGTATTAAAATGCCAACCCTCTGACTGTATAGCTTTACTAGTCTCGTCGAGTACGGCTTCGGCTTGGACGACTGATACGGGTACTGCTGTACCTCCTAACGTATTAACAGGAGCTTCCCCGATAACACTGATCATTGTATTTACTGCGTTTAGTTTAGTCGTCAGAGCCATGATAAGTTATAAGTATAAAAAATACTCAGTGAGGGGAGCGGAACGAATCCAGACCTCCCCAACACCGAGAGAAGAGTTACGCTACAAGTTCGATAGCACACTCAGGACGGAGAACTCCGTGACCCATTGCGTACTTAGCAACGAACAATGTACCTTGACGCTCAATCTGATATTCAGACTCAGTAGCCAAGTCGAGCAACTTAACGGTTCCAACAGCAGCAGAGTGGGAAATAAGTCCCAAGCTGTTACGGAAGTCTCCGTTGTATCCTACTCCACTACCACCAAACACGTCATTAGCAGACGATCCGTCTCCAGTAGAAACAGCTGATAAATCAGTTGATGGAATGTGGTTGGACTTGTAGATGCTGATACCAGCGATCTGAGGAATAGAACCAGAAGCTAAACTTCCTTGGCCTCCAATGTCAGAGTTAACAGCAGAAACAAGGCTGAAGCTATTAGAGCTATCTGCACCTGTTACTAATTTGTAATACTCTTGTGGGCGAAGAACGCAGAAACGACCGTCACTAGGAACGTCATTCTCGTCAAGCTTCTGAGCAGCAGTAAAGAAAGCAGCTACGAGGTCAGCACCGGTAGTAGCAGCAACAGTACCTGGAGTGTCAGGAGCTGAGAAGTCGTTGTTAGCTACGTCGAGTTGTCCACCTGAAGTTCCGACTTGAGTCAAGTTAGCGGAATCGCGAGCAGCAGCACAGAATACTTTAGCTAAAGCAATATCGAAACGTTTAGCAAGAGCCTTACCCAACTCGTTAGCGTAGACGCTGCGGATGTCGTAGTGGTTCTTTACGTCGTCGATGTTAGACAAGAAAGTAGAAGCAACAAGCATCTTATCGATGGTGATGATCTTTTCAGTCTTAGCAATATCGCTCAAGTAACTGTTACCTCCGTCAGCAATGTTCTCGCCTGGGGTGTGGTAGTTAGCTGAAGCAATGCCAGTTACAGGGAACTGTGCAGACTTACCGCTTTCGATGGTTCTGATTGTGTGTAGTGGTTTGAATACGTTAGACTCGTCAAAGGTTTGCAAAATCTCTCCAGAAAACTTCTTGAGAAACAAAGCATCGTTGTCGGATCCACCTTCAATAAGACCTACACGTGATGGGGATGTATTTCCATTTGCCATAATATATGATCTCCTATGTTAATTATTTGTGAATGTATGTTATATGATTACCGATTGACTTTCACTTCTTTCGTCTTCACAGGATTGTCCGCCGCAGCGGGTCGAGGGACTAGTTGTTGCTAGTTGTCGATTAAATTTATCTATTAGTAAACAGGAAAAATGCTTGACTGTCAACCTCTTCGACCACTTGGGCCAAAGTAAAAACCTAAGATACAAGGCAATATTACCGTGCATCCCATAAGGCTGATGTGTCCAGAAGAGATGGTGATCGGTGTTTGGTGGGCTTGGAAACTGATGAGTCCAAAGAAGAACTCGTTGACACCTTCTCCGTCTGCGTTTGTAAAGGTAACGATTTCTGCTTGGGGATAGAGGGTGCAAAGGATGATACAGCTACAGAGCGTAGACACCCCGATAACAGCAAGAATACGACGAGTAAAAGAAACAAACTCACCAGTACCTCCTTTAGCGATTTCAGCTTGTAGTCGAAGGAAATTATCAGACGTACGAGCCTCTCTCGCCATTTCAAGATCATGCTTGTTCTGTTTGGCTTCAAAGACATATCCGAACACGCCTTTAAGAATCGCCCCCATAGCAGTGCTACCACCGCCCGTGATAAATAACATAAGTAACTCACCCATCTCACTGTAACTCCTTGTATCGTAGGCTATCTAGTAGTTCTTCATG